ATCATTTCCAAACTCGATATTACCTTTGTTTAGAATCTTGACGCCTGGTTGTAAGAAGAATGGAACACTCTCTAACATGGTAACAATACGGGATATCATTTCCCTTGCAATTACACCTTTGTTAGCAAGAACTGCTACAGTAACCTCGGGATTGAATAGTAGATACCATAATAGATATGCACATGATGTGATTGACTTACCACTCTGACGTGATGCAAGAACTACATTGAAACGATTATCATCATAGTGTTCTATTAGATTTTGTTGATATCCACGAAGTTTAAATTTGACAAGACCTTCATCTAATGATATAATGGAACAATATGATTCTATAAAATGAACAGGGTTATTAGAACATTTTATGTACTCTTGTAATTCCTCATCCGTATACTTGGTTTCTACACCAGCACGTTTTACAAGATTATTACCAAGATAACCATCATTAATTTTTGCAACCATACTCTATTCTTTTTGTTTCTCTTTCTTTAGGAACTTTTGTAGTTCTGAAGTAGACCCCACATATAGGTGATTGTGTTGTGTACCTATTTTCCTTTCGTCATCTTTTTCTAAATCTTTAATCTTTTTCTGCACATCAAGTAGTTTCTCTGCAGTCTCACCGACAGTCTTTATAAGCTGTCCTGCGACCTCGTATGCCCTCGGGTGTTCGGTTTCTTTAGATAGTTCGAGTATTCCTTCAATTGCATCCTGACCCCTCTCTACGAGGTTGTAGAGGTTCTCACGTGCATACTTATAGTCACTCTCAATACTCTCTGAACGAGGAGTGACCTTTACTACATTGGAACTTACTGTTTTGATTTCTGTATCGATATCTAATAAGTCGTTTAACTTATCGTCTATATTGTCTTTCATAGTTAACTCGCATCGGTGACCTTGTCTTCAGTAAATGTAGAACCAGCTCCGTCATCATAAAAACTTACAGTTTCTGCAATTACAAATGTATCGTTTGCATCTACAGAACCTACAAATTTAAGTGTAGTGTTTGCATCTATAGTAACTGCACTAGACACTACTATTGATTGTTTATCTTCTGCAATACTTGAGACAGTCGGATTAGTTGATAGGTTTGTTCCGAATACCTCATCATTTGCACTTATAGAACTATTTATTGCAGTAGGAAAGGTCACTGTTGTGGAACCTGAAACTGCATTTGAAACTGCTGAGAACGCAGGTTCATAGTGTTTGACCTCTTTGACTAGACCAGCTGCATCTATTTCTGTACTTGTAAATGCATCATTACCATCACCAATGTAATCTCTTTCAATAACATTTCTGATAACTTCACCAGTATAAACAGGGCCGAACATGTATAACTTCATTGTGAACTCTAGTGTATATTCTATTACACGTCTTTCTTCAAATCCACCCTCATAAGTATCATTCATTGCAACTGAATTCAATACTATCGGTACATCTCTGTAATCAGTCATAGTATCAATCATTTTCATAGTGACTGTATACTCGGGTTGGAAATATGGTAATATCTGTTCTACGATTTGTAATGCATCATTCATGTTCTTTGCAAGAACACTTAGTGTAAAGTTCAAGTCATAAGGTGCTGGTTGATATTGATACCCTCTCTTTCCGATATCATCTGCTTCAACTGTTGTTCTTGTATTTCTAATTAGTTTATTTTGTTGTCTTTGTGGGTCGTAATTAAAACCATTTAATTCAAATGCAAGTCTTGGTAGACTGATTGCACTTCTCATACCATCGTTTAGGTCAGCATCTTCTGCTAGTCTTTCTAGGAATTTCTGTTTTGGGCCGTATGATATTGGAACCTTTTGTTCGGTTAGAACAGTTCCGTCTGCTTTTACTTTCTTAACTGTAATGTTATTAAAACATGTTCCAAAGATAGAGACTGCTCTCTTAATCGTTTCATTATAAAAATATGTTCCAAACATTATGAGACCTCACCGAAAGGATTGGTTTCTGAGAAGTCTAAGTATCCATCTGCTTTATCTTCAAAGTCTTTGTTTTGTGCATTACCATCGTTTGCAAATGTCAAGACATCTACAATTGTTTCGATGACATATGATGCAGTTGATGACACACCGACTAAGGTATCACCGATTGCAAGTGTTCTAGTGTTATCTTTAATAGTAAGTGTTCGTGTTGATTCTACCCAACCAATGACCTCTCCAGCAGATGCAGAGTTGTAATTGATTACTTCACCAACTGTATAACTTCCACTTCCACCACTTGCCATAGTCATCTCGATTGTGTATGCTTGTTCGTTTTCTATGAAGTCTGCAGCCATTCCAGTATCGAAATCTTCTCCACTGTATTCAAAGAGTTCACACTGCATTTTGAACACGAATAGTTTTCCAACTTGATAGAATGGATTCTCATGTTCTACGAATTTAATTTCAAACATTGAACCACTAAGAGGGAAGTAGATTAGGTCTCCTTCATTAGGTCTTAGTGATGTTGCAAGGTTAGAGTCTAGTGATATAAATCTTTCCCATGTTCTTAAAGAAAGAACAAAGGTTGCTTGGTCTCTTACTTGGACACCAAACTTAGACATGAGGTCTCCCTCTCCTTCAAATGCTTCCGTATTTTCTAAGTACATCTCTACAGAATATGCATCACCGAAAGATGATTGCACATCTTCTCCAAGAATTGTATCTTCCTCTACAATTTCTCTCGGTAGGTAGAATGTTTCATGTCCATACATTCTTAACGATTCAACAACTAAGTCCTCATAGAGGTGTTGTTCAGTGTTTACTGCATGGTTAAAAAATACATTTGTAGGCATAATTTATGTCCGTATTAACCAATCATATCCATGACAGGCATTTCAAAGTTCAATCTTGATTCTTCTTCTAGTCTTTGAATCTCTTCTTGTGCTTCTTGTTTTATTTGTTGTGCATCAAGTGTAACTCCGCCAGGCAACTGAATACCTTGAAATTTAGAAAGGTTCTCACCCCATTGATATTTAACTTTTGCAGTTGCATATTTCTTCAACCACATATCGTTATAGATATCAGTCATATCTGTTGGGTCTAACTTTCTGTAACATTCGATGATAATGAACTCACCTGCTGTTAGTTTATCTGCATTGTAATCTATGTATAGTCTATTACTATGCATATTGAAACGTATTGGTATCTGACCCACCAACATGTTGTTCATCATTGTAAGATGAGATTGCACTTGTGAGTAGTATAAGATACTTGTAGATGTTAAATCCCAAAGGTCATTTAGTCTAAGTTGATATTGTAAATCAAACATATTAGATTTGACACCACTTGAGAATGGGAATAGGTTTATAACTGAAAGGACATGTTCGGGAAGTGTGATATAGTTCTGACCTTCTCCATAAGTTTGGTTTGCAATATTCTGAGTTCCAGTTGTTGCGGCATTATGGGTTTCGTTTGTTTTCCATGCAGTAAGTTCTTCTTCAGTAAGTTGATGTTTTAGATAAGTTTTTACACTACCATCATAGTGGTATTCACGAAAATATTGAAGTGCTTCATCGACTCTATCGTCCATTTGGTCATCATCAACATTGATTTCCAAGACTGGAGCTCCAAGAGCCCTCTTAATGTATTGCTTAAATGTGTCTTTTGAATTCGGTTGTGCCATAATAGTATTCCTTTTGTAATACTATTTATACGTTTTTAGTCTTGGAAGTATGTCTTTGTTTGAAGTCTGTCTAGTTTCTCATCAATACGTGTTATAGTATCCATGATTCTTTCGAAGTCTTTTTCTATTTGGTCTCTAGTAACATAGTCTCTAGCTATCTCTTCTCTAGTTCTATTGACAAGAATGTTTAGTCTATTTTGTTCCGTTAAGATTGAACGAACAAGGAATCCAATCGGCAAAACTATTACAGTTATGATGACGTTCCAAAGAATTGCTGGGTTTACTATGATATCCATATATCTATTTAGGATATCTACTTCAGTATGGGGTCTCCATTAGGGTCTATTTCAAATTTAAATTCGTCCCCATTGTAAGTATCTTCATTTATTGGATATCTACCTTCATTAGTCTGATATCTCATTTCAATATTAAATGCAACTGAATAACGTTCTTTGTTTGTCATGTTAGGTTCTACCATATGCATAGTACCACTAGGGAACAACACTAACTTTCCTGATGTAGGTTGAATACTATAAGATGTAGGTGTTCTAGTTGAATGTGGAAAGTCTGATACGACCTTACAGTCTTTATCTATAATATCTAAAGAACCTTCGTCTCCATCTGCATGGATATAGAATGCACCACTATACCAACACCCATTATGTAAATGTGGTTTGTTCCATGCACTAAAATCGTTTATGTTTGCCCACATATTACCCATTTGCATGACTGCATTTGATGAGTCCAAACCATGAAATGGAATAACCTCTCTCTGAAAGACTCGTGATATCTTTTTATGTAGTTGTGCAAATATTGGATTTGTTTCACAACCATCGTTAGATTGCCACCCAGTATATGCATTAGATATTCTTCGTCCTTCGGGGTCTCTTTGTCTCATTCCATCCATAGTATCTTTTAATAGATTTAGGTACTCTTTAGTGAGTCCATCATTAGGATGTAAATCATCATTAAGTAAATCTACTTCAAATATAAAGGTAGGAAATAGTAATCTAACTGCCATTATTGTCTCCTATTGGAAGTTCTAATTGAATTTCAGGTGTGTCTTCACTGACCACATGCATAGGACATTCAGGTGGTGGATTATCTTGTTTAAAGTTTTTACCTTTCTCTTGCCAGTATCCTTGTTTTCTATATGCACCCATCTTACCAGTTATCTTTCTTTCCTCTTCCGATAGACCCTTATGTCTACCCATCTCGTCCATAGTAGGAAACTCGTTATCATGATGAGAGGTAACTATAGACCTATTCTCTGTAAAGGTTTGTGAGTCCTGTACAATGTAAGATGCATTCCAAGTCTCCCTTTTGAATGGTATTACTTGACAAAGAGGAGTACCCTTTGTTATAGTAAATGAGTGAGTTACTTTAGGGTAGAATATGATTTGTGCATTATCAATATTTTTATTAAAGTTATCAGTATCTATTATACCTTGCCATGTTGCAAAGTATTCATTTTGAAATAAGAATGGGTCTAAGTAAAAACATGAATACCCCTTTGGAGTTATTATGTTCCATGGATTCTTCATTTTGAATGCATCCTTAACAGGGCCTGAATCTCCTAAGTATTCAAATGCATTTGCAGTCTGCACATTAGGATGAGATGGAGAACCATACCCATTATGAGCTCTTGTCTTAAAAGTACTATCAGAACCAGTCTCTAAATCTACATGTATGTCTCTATTTGCAGTTAACAACCAACCACTCTTTAACCAATCATCCATAGCAGGACAAGAACGTATAGTTTGCACTTTATGTCCTCGTACATCAACATTAACTTTAGTTTTTTTCCACCACTCAGGTGTAAGTTTCTTAGCAAGAACAGGCCTAAAGTCCTCTAGTGTTTTTGTATTAAATGTTGTAAATTCTATCGTTGGCATGAAACCACTCACTTGTATCTTTTATTAATCTTATTTCGTCTCCTCTAAGAACAATGGATTTTCTATCCATATATCTTGCTTTAGGAGAAGGTGCATCTGCACCATGTGGAATTCTTCCGTCAAACATTAACAGTCTGTTGGGTTTAAACTCTACTTCACCAATTTGATGATTTTTAATATGTTCATCTCTACCATCAATTCCTTGTTGCATTTCATCGTAAAATCTCAATGAACCACCCCATTCCTTATTCCAAAATTTATTGGTATAGTAAAGAAATGAAAGATTCCACTCATCTTCAGGTGAACAATCTGCATGTGTTGTTCCTTGAAGACCTTGTGTTTGTGAATTCAGTCCCATGTATTGAAATCTGACCCACTGAAATCCAAAGTCGGTTTGTATCTTTCTATTAAACCATTGTGCAAGATAAGTATCCCTTGGATTCATATCATTATCAACTACTTTCTTACTTCCACCTTCTACTCCACGAAAATATGTTGCACCCCAAAAACTATGATGTGCTAACCCAGTAGGACTATCTCCTCTAACTTGATTTGTCTTAGACCATATACTTGAACGATATATATGTGAATCTATTGCACGATGCATTTCTGAAGATAAGAAATCATCAAAGACATAAACATCCTTTAAAGGTATTTCTGATAACTTGAATGGTTCAGTTACATAATGTATCTTCACTGAAAACCTTTTTACTGTTGTCTAGAATCGGGAGCTTGTTGTGCTTCGGGTAAAACTTGAAGGTATTCATCTATAGATTTTAATAAATCTTCTCTTGTAGATTGAATTTCATCTGCAATCTGTACATAGATACACCATACTGCATCTGCATATTCTAGTACACGTTTTGCATTACTTCTGTAAGGATGTGCTGACCCCTCTCTTCCTACATATGTACACTCTATATGATTTTGAAAACCATACTTTTCAGAACAATCATCAACATATTGATGACAAATTTCATTTATTTGTCGTAGATATTGATTGTTCAGGTTCCATCCAATAGGTGGTTCAGAGTTTGCAATGTAAGTTTCAATTGCATCCTTCTCTTCGTTTGTTAATGGTATCTTATCTTGTGAATTGAAGTCACCCTTATTATCATCCCACTTTAAAACTTTAACTTCTATGTCATCATAGACAATCATGTCATACTCAAATCCTAAATCAGGAGCATCAACATTATCAAATTCATACTTTAACCCATTAGGTTTTTCAACTATTAACTTACTCTCTTCTGTATATACTAAACTATTCATTATTAATTACCTCGTTCTTATGTTTGTTTAACCACTTATTATAGTGTTCCAAATTATTTATACCACTAAAATCCATACCTTCTACCCATGGGCCACCTCTTGTATAGTGAATTGCAGTAAAATCCCACTTCTCTTTGGGGTCATCATAACCCTCTACAAAGACATATTTTTGAGGTATCTCACTAATCTTATCTGTCCACTCAAACTGATGTAACTGTTTTCCAGTCCAAGTGTTAACAACTTCGGGTGTTAGTTTCTTGCAATCTTCATGTCCATTATTAAACACCATTAGACTTGACCACAACTTACATGGATAATCTATGTTGACTTCTCCATCAAATTTAGTTGTATCATGTTCGTAATGTGGATACTTTACACATGCAACTGCATCATCAGGATTTAGATAATAGAACATTGGTAGTATACTTTTCTCAAAGATGAAATCATCATCTAAGAATATACTAAACCCTTCATAGTTTTCTAGGTAAGGAATTAGAAATCTACTATATGTAAACTCAGTAGATTGATTTGCATACTCTCTATTATACTCGGGAATTTTAGATTTGTCAAGAAACTTAATCTCAGGTTCCCATCTGACTTGGTCATGAAACCAACCATTACCTAGACCCCTTTTAATACTGGTGAGTATAGAATGTTTATTAATTTCAGGTAATGTAGTGTGTCTACTATCATATCCAATGTAAATATTGATGGGTTTACCTTTGGAAAGTTCATGTACCTTCTTATTGAACTCATGTACCTTTGGTCTGAAATTTAAATTAGATAGGTCGTGTTGGAACTCTAAATGACCTTCATTGAACATAAAGGATACGTTGTATACATCTGCATCCTGTTCTTCTAATCTATTTTTCCAAAACTCAAGTGCATCATTTAATGTCATTGGTTCAATACCAGTAATGACATCATGTTTGTCCCATATCATTACTTCCATAGATGGGTCTTCCATCTCTTCAAAACATCCTGAACGAACGGAGCCTGGATGAATTGCAAATCCAAACTTGTCTCCACTTTCCTTTGTTATACCTTGAATAGGATGTATTAGTCCATTCTTTTGGATGTCTTGTATAATCCAATGTGCTTTTGCACTATGGTAATACATTGAGGAAAGACTTTCATATGCATGTGGATGGTCTTTATCCTTTCCACCTTCAATAACTTCCCAATTTGCAATGTCTCTAATATCAATATAGTCTTCTAAATTCTTCATATCCATACCAGCATGACCTCTTGTCACCTTTTCGGGTCTTACCTCTGCAGTATAACCATGTGGTAAGAAGTAGTGGTAGGTAGAAGATTGGTTCTGTAAACCATTGAAACCCGTAAATTTGTCTTTCTTTCTTTGTTCTAAAAAATCACCCCAAGTGAAATATTTTAATGGTGGACATATTTCATTAAAAAGATACTCTAACATACTTAAAGTCTCTTCTTCCTTTTCAGTCTTTTCTCTTTTTAAATCGAAATTACCAATATGGAAAGATTTTTCCCTATAGTTTTGATTTGGTTTTACTACCTGTTTTAGGTCTTCTAATGATTCAATATGTTCCATGCATATATTTAGGACGAAAAAAAAGGGACATAGTCCCTCTTCTTTCTTTTACTTTAGTACTATCCACTAATAGGTGTTGCAGGCCACTGTTGTGATACCACTCCATCCCATCTTGCTTCAGGTGTTTGACCTTGTCTAGCATACGTAAACGGACTTCTATGACTATATGTAAATGGTGTTTGACCTTGTCTAGCATACGTAAAAGGACTTCTATGTTGATACGTAAACGGAGTCTGACCCTGTCTTGCATAAGTAGAAGGACTTCTATACTGGTAAGTAAATGGTGTTTGACCAGTTCTTTGATACGTAAACGGAGTCTGAGCGTTTCTAATATTAGGTTCTTGTCCATTTACAGGGTTTTGGTATGTAAATGGTGCTTGATTGTTTCTAATATTAGGTTCTTGTGCATTAGCAATATACGGATAAGGTTGCTGTGCTGACCTAATATTAGGTTCTTGTGCATTTGCAATATACGGATAAGGTTGTTGAGCATTCCTTATATTAGGTTGTTGATTGTTAGCAATATACGGATAAGGTTGTTGTGCATTCTTAATCGTAGGTTGTTGATTGTTAGCAATATACGGATAAGGTTGTTGTGCCGACCTTATATTAGGTTCTTGTGCAGATGCAATATACGGATAAGGTTGTTGTGCTGACCTTATGTTTGGTTCTCTTGCAGATACAGGGTTCCTGTACGTAAATGGTGACCTATGTTGATACGTAAAAGGACTTCTATGTTGGTACGTAAAAGGACTTCTATGATTGTACGTAAAAGGACTTCTATGTTGGTACGTATAAGGACTTCTATGATTGTACGTAAATGGGTTCTGAAACGTAAAAGGCTGTCTTGCATTATTCGGTTGTCTTGCTTGTGCAATGAACGGGTTCTGAAACGTAAAAGGTGCCTGAAACGTAAATGGGTTCTGAAACGTAAAAGGTGCTTGAAAAGTGAACGGCGTCTGTACATTAATAGAAGTCCTTCCGCTTGCGTGATATGGTATAACTCTAAATCCAATTGGCATAATTTACTCCTTAAGGTTCCTCTCCGCCAGGGTAACTACTTGGACTCTGGAAAGTGAAGAAATACGATTGTTGGAAGTACGCGATATATGCGCCTGGTTGTTGAGCAATACTCGGACTTCTTGCACTGTTTGGTTGTCTTGCATTATTCGGTTGTCTTGCATTGTTTGGTTGTCTTGCATTGTTTGGTTGTCTTGCATTGAATGTAAACGGGTTTTGGAACGTAAATGGATTCTGTGCGTTATTTGGTTGTCTTGCATTCCTAATATTTGGTTCTTGTCCTGCTCTTATATTAGGTTGTTGTGCATTCTTAATAGTAGGTTGTTGTCCTGCCCTTATGTTTGGTTGCTGTGCTGACCTAATATTAGGTTCTTGTGCAGATACAGGGTTCCTGTAAGTGAACGGAGACCTATAGTTATACGTAAATGGTGTTTGACCCTGTCTTGCATATGTAAAAGGACTTCTATACTGGTATGTGAAAGGTGTTTGACCCTGTCTTGCATACGTACTAGGTGACCTATAGTTATACGTAAATGGTGTTTGACCCTGTCTTGCATACGTACTAGGTGACCTATAGTTATACGTAAATGGTGTTTGACCTTGTCTAGCATACGTAAATGGACTTCTATATTGATATGTGAAAGGTGTTTGACCAGTTCTTTGATACGTAAATGGACTTCTATGTTGATACGTACTAGGTTGTCTTGCATTACTTGGGTTTCTGTAAGTAAATGGACTTCTATGTTGATATGTAGAAGGTTGTCTTGCGTTCGCTATATAAGGATAAGGTTGTTGTGCATCCCTTATGTTTGGTTGCTGATTATTTGCAATGTAAGGGTATGGTTGTTGTGCATCCCTTATGTTTGGTTCTTGTGCATTTGCAATATACGGATAAGGTTGTTGTGCATCCCTTATGTTTGGTTCTTGTGCATTTGCAATATACGGATAAGGTATTTGAGTTAATTCTTGACCTGATGCATCATTCCACCCTGTAGGTGTTTTAACATAAATTTGGTCGACTGCTTTCCATGTGGAAGAACCTGTCTTTACCCATGCACCTTGGGTTGAATTCCAACCTGTTGGTGTTTTTACTTTTTGTGAACCTGATGCCATTTACTTTATTCCATTAATAATACTGTTATTTATTGAGATACTAAACCCCTATATTAGGAGTAAAGTACCCATAAATCACCAACCGCACCATCTGAACTCTGTGGAGCAGATGTTGATTGGTAAACATTTCTTGCAGTT